AGAATGACCCCACATTTTCAATGGGTGCTGTACCATTACACACAGCATCTTGGTCTGTTGAAACAAAGCACCCTGAGACAAAGAATGGTTCACTAAAAGGATATGCTTGGTTTGGTGAGACAGCATAGATTGGTGCTGGTGGTTCAATGCGATAATAAGGGAATTTTTCCTTAATTAAGGACACTGGCGTTAAAACTTTATTTACCAAGTTTGCATCAGTTATTTTCTCTAAAGTATAGGGTGCATCCTTGACCCAAATTTTGTCGTTGTAGTTAAGCTGGTAGATGTCCAAAGGTCTTAAGAAAAAGTTACCAACTAATCTTCTGGATTCATTTGAGTATAGGTTCTGCACATAAGTGTCCCAAAACGAATTGTAGAGGTCAAAGGGAGTGAATTGTCCTATGAAAGGCTGTGTGTTACCAAAGAAGTCAAAAGTGCTGTTAAACGACAAATCTGAAATGATGGTTGGCAGTTGAGATTCCAAGGTGGAGAGATGTGAAACACAAGGGTAAGTTGTCCATTCTACCGCAGTTGAACCACTTAGCAAATACCAACTTCCTTGGTCTGATTTGTAAATGTCTTTGTAAGCCCATCTGTTGCCACACCAAAAGAACAGGTGAGGTTCAGTTGCATAGGGCAATTCCTGCCCATTGTTTTCAAAGTAGAACTTTGGTATGATAAAGTTTGGTGCACCAGTTACCCCCGATGTAGGAGTTGGTCCAAAAGGCATTTCATAAACTTGGTCACCAACAAAAATGTCGTTTGAAGTTGTGAATTTTTTTCTTCCAAAATTGTAGTCGAATCTGTCAAAAAACTGCTTGGGTAAAAACTCAAACTCCCTTGATTTGTAAGTCCATGTCAAATCCTTGGTAAGGTCAAAAGTTAGTGGTTCAATTTTGTATTGGGTATTGACATCAAGGATATTTGTCCAATCCTTTTCTGCTCTGAGTGGGTCATCGTAAAACCAGTTGTAAGGTTCAATGATAATGGTGTCGTCATTTTTTCCTTGTTGAACCACGAGGTTAAACATAGTAATCATTGATTTGAAGAATGCAAAACAATTTATGTTAGGAACCCCAAGTTGCATATCCACCAATGGGGATGTGATGGTTGGTCCTTCATATAGCTCCCATCTTATAAAAGTATCTACAACCCCACCTTGGTCAAAAGGTTGAATTAAAAATATTGGTTGAGTGTTAAAAACAGGTATGAAAAAACTTTGTGCTTCAAATTGCAAACTGACAACTTGCCCTGCTGTGAGGTTTAAAGTAAAAAACAAATTCACAGGTAATGGTTGAGGAAACCCCTGACCCATAATAATATCTGCTGACTGATATGAATTGACACCATCAACTAAAGCTACAACAGCTAATCTTGCTTGTTGAATTGCAGACTGAAAAGCTAATTCAGCAGCAAGGTTGAATCTGAAATTAAAGTTGTATTGACCAGCATAAGGTGCTGTAAAGAATGAGGATGTAGAGGTTACATCAAAGCTATTGAGTGGGTCATATCCACCTGGTGTATTGACAGCAACTGGAATCTTAAAGGGAGCTATGTTTGCTGCTGAAGTAAATCTTGGATAACTAAAAGTTAGCTGTTGTGATTGTGCTAAAAAGATATTTTGATTTGTTATACCACTTACAACTTCAACACCAATTTTTCCATTTTGGAAAGTATCCATGTAGATTGAAGTGAAGTATTCTGATTCCAGAAATTGCGATTCAATCTTAAATGGTGTTGTTGCAAAAATCCTATCTAATATGGTTTTTACTTGAATTGCTGGCTTAAAATAGCTTGGGGGTACAGCGAACCCAGGTTGGTCAAAAGAACGACTCTCATCGAAAGAAAATGTAAAAGTTGGGGTTGCTGCAGTTGTTGCTCCTTGATATTCTAAACCATAGTTTATCATCGGATAAATTATCTTACCACCAAACAAACCTGAGACCCCATCGTTTTCACATTCCCAAGATTGAGTTACGGCAGAATAAACTTGGTCATGAACAAGGTCTGTGTAATTCAAATCTTGTAGTTGCAAATCACGGAAATAGGACACAAAATCTGAAACGGTTCCAAGGATAAAAATCTCGTATATGCGACTTTCTTTTGTTTGCAAGACAGCGTTTAATCTTAGCACTCCTGTAAAGATGTCTGTGCCTCTGTATTGCACCACACAATGAACTTTATTGAGTGGATTGAATTCCGTTCCGTTTACCTCAAAGTAATGTTCAAAAACATTGTCGTTTTGGTTGGTGCCAGGGATTTGTATTGTCTTGGAATAAGGTATTCTTCTTGCAGTTAAATCGCTGAGGTCTTGCTGTTGAATAGTAAGGGTAATAGGAATTTCTTCAAATAGGTCAACCCTCTCATAGGTATTGCCAGAAATGGAAACCAATAAGGTCGTATTCATCTACCTAATAGTTTGATTGAGTTGGAATAAACATACTGCAACTCTAAATTGTATATGGTTCTGTTGCCTTTGATTTTTGATTCAAACTCTGTGTTCAAAATATTCACAGGGTAGAGCCCCCCATCTGATTGTATTTCGTAAACTTCGTTTGAGGTGTACAGCTCTTCCAACCACTGCATGACAGGCATGTTTTGGAAGCCACTATGAACAATAACGGTCTGATTGAAATACACTTCTGCATCAGTGAGACCTCTTGAGTATTGTGTCTTTACTGGGTCTGAACTTCCCCAATCCAAATTCCAAGAACGAAACTGCTGTCGTTGAATATCATATCCTTCATATCTGTTGAAAAGGAGAGTGTAATAGTCGTAGTGGCCATATCGATTGAGCCACATAAGCTGTCTGTGGTCATTGTCAGAGCGAGTGTTTTGACATTCAACATTGAATGTGAATATCTCAGAAACTGGTGTATAGCCAGAGCAATTTCCGATTGTGTATGTTGTTGGGACTGGTTGTGGGACTACTGCCATAATTTCTATTTTTTTAACAAGGGCCGCCGACAACACAAACCAAGGTTACACCTGAACCACTTGAGTTGTAGATGCTTCCACCTGAAACGAAGTCAGCCGTGTAAGGATTAGTGAGAGCAGTGTTCTCGTAAATTTCTGTGGATGGGTTTGTGATTGAGGTGACAGAACAATCAGTATAAACCGTCACAGGTGTTGATGCCTCACAAGCACAAATACCACCTGAACAAGTGCCACCACATTCACTGATGTTCCAACTCTTGAAACATCCTGGAGTTGTTGTAGGTGTGGGCACTGGTGGGGTTCTTGTTGGCGTGGGCGTAGGAGTTTGACTTGGAGGTACACAACTGCCTAATTCAGAAATATAAACACCTGGTTCAACAACAACTGAACCTTCACAAGCACAAATTATTAGCGTTCCAAATCCAAGTAGTGTGTCAAATTGTGCTTGATTGTCGCAGTCAGTGTAAGCTACGGTTGTTACATCTTCACGCTCTGAATCAATTTGGTATTCGATACAGACACACCCTGGCGTTGGCGTAGGTGTGGGGGTTTCGTTACAAGGTCCTATGTTCACTACATCTAAATCAACACCAGTTGGAGTTGAACAAGAACAAACAACATAGATGACCGTTGGTAATGGTTTAAAGTTTAAAGATGCACCTGTGGTACAATTTACATAAGTTGCACTACCAAACTCACTTAAACCTGTGTATTCAATGGTGTATCTGTTACAGGAAGAACAAGGTGGTGTTGAACTTGGCGTGGGTGTAGGACTTGTGAATGGACTTGATGTTGGTGTTGGCGTAACCGTAGGTGTCGGTTGAATTGGACTTGTTGAACCCTCAAAGACACCATAAAGTTGAACGGTGTATTGTCTTGTGTTGTTTGGAAAGTATGGTATGTTTTTAGGTCCTACTCCAAGGTATAAAGTGTTAAAAGAAACTCCTGTTGCTGGGTCAATCAAATACATTGCTGGATAAACATAGTTGCAGTTGTCTCTTGGTCCCCCACCATTATTTAAGATATTGTCGTGCGTTGTTCCTGTAATTAAAACTCCATTGTCGTCATAGAAGTTGAACTCACAGTAGTAGGGCTCTGATAAAATTGTTGGCGTTGAACCTGAGTTAAGGTAGTAGTTTGTAAATCCAAGGGTATACCATTCATCTGTTGAGATGTCTTGTGTTCTTGGTGCGTTGGTTAGGAACAGCCCTGAGGTTGTTGGGTCTGTGCTAAGTGGAGTTCCTGACAGAACAAAAGGCCCGATGTCAAATGATTGTTGGGTTGCTCTTCCATTGACCCCCATTGTTGACCTGAAGGTCTTGTAGTTTTGAGAGTAAAATGCTGGGTTTCCAATTTGGTTTGCGATGCCAGTAAATCCTGTGATTGCTGCGATTTCGCTGCTTGCATATTCATATCCTACTGCTATTTGGTAGTTGATTGTTTCTTGGTTCCATGGTGCACCAAAAGGGAATGTCTGATGCACATAAACAGGTGTGCCATCCCAAGATGCTATTGGAAGTGAATCGGTGTAGGATTCAAGTATTTGTTGTAAATCAATAATACCTAATCCGAAAGGATTGGGTGAACACTTGCCTTGAAACTCTAAACTTCCGTTGATGTAGAGCTCATAAACGAACCTAAACTTAAATGTGGTTTGAGCATCGTAAGTGGTTGATGAAACCGTAAAAAATAGTCCATCAGATAAAACTGGCTGAAATGGCTCTGGTGTATTTGTGAAACTTAGGCTCATCTAAAAATTGTTCTTTGTTCTTCAGTTATTCTTGTGGTCAGATTCTCAAAAAGTGTTTCGGCATAATCACCAAACATTTCAATTAAAACGGGTGTTGCTTCTCTAATTGCATCCTCAATGAAATCTATTCCATAAATACCATCTTTTGCGATGCTTCGTGATGCTAAGTATGCTCTTGTGTTAATGTCACCAGCTCCCTGTAATGCAGGTCTTTCTTTTACCCATTGAAGTATTTGAGACAGAGGTGGATATTTTGTGTAATCTCTAACATAAAAGACCTTACCGAATTGTCCATTCTTTTTGCGAGCTTGTCTGCGTTTGATTATTTGCTCACCAGGTTGACGACCTTGGTCGACATAATACCAATAGTCGTTGTCTGTGAAGCTCACAACCAACTCCAAATTGTTTTGACCACCCTGCACAAACTCAACATTCACAGATTGTGATAATTGTCCTGTTAAACTCTTTGGTGATATTGCACCCCTTAAACCAGCAGGTTTAATTCTGCCAGAATAGGTTTTTGGGTAACGAGGAATAGCAAGCTGTGCCTGAATTGCTTTTTTCAAGACAACCTCCATTTGGAATTTTATTTCTTCCTCTTCCATTTTTTAGCTTGCAGATGGTGTCATTGTCATCGTGGGGGTCATCGATGGAGTGTTAGTAGGTTGTGCCGTTGGTGTAGGACTTGGGTAAAAATCACAAGCGTTAAGGTCTTCAAATACTTGAATGACACAATCCAAAGCAACCCCTGCTGTGTGGTCGCCGAACCTTTCCATAAAAGGTATTGCCCCTGTTGGTAAGATGATGTCCAAATTGTCGTAAAGCGCAGGGAAAGTATTTATCCCCCTCTTTATGTAGGACATAAATCTTTTTGCCTCCAAGGACATATCTGACACTGCCCCCAATTCATTTGACAAATCGTAGTTAAGGATGTCAGCGAAAATCAAAGAGAACTGATATTCGGTAATGTTCTCTCCATAATTGACTGAGAGTGGAACCACAAACATATATGGGTAATTCACAGTGGATGCAGAGACGGTTCTTGAGAAATCAATCAAGTTACCGAACCCAAAAGAGTTTAAAATTGGGGATTGCTTTTGGAACTCTTCCAACAATTCTACTACCCTTTGAAATGTCAAATATTCATTCATATTTATTTTGCTTTTGCTTGTAGTTTTCTCATTTCATTTTCATGCGCTATTGCTCTGTCTTTGAGTAATGCGGCAGTGTTTAAGCATAAATAGAGGTTGCTATCATTTATTCGTTCGTATTTCGTTAAATCTTCTTTAGCAAGTTGATAAGTGAGTTGGTAAAAGAATCTCGCAGCTTGTTGGGAAGCAGGTTCATTGGTCCCCAATTCATCAGTTTCTGTATCTGGAGTTTCTGGTTCGTTCTCCGTTTCAAAGAACGATTTATATTGGAAACGGATTCTTTTGAGATGAGAAAAAAAAAATTGGCACACGAGAACCAAAGCTGGATTGGTACCTTTTTAAAAATCTCTGCTCTGTCTAATACTTCTTTTGACTTGAACTTAACAAGCTTGTAGACATCACCTTTTTGTTTGTCAACAGGTCTGTAAAGCAAAGCCATAATAATATGGATTGAATCTGATAATCTATCGGGTTGCGAAAACACTTCCATGTCTGTCCACTGAGACCAAGTCATATTCCCCCAATCATTCTCAAGGCCATAGGTTATGCCATCGTGTTTGAAGGTAAAGATTAGGTCTGCTGAGGGGGGTGACATGTGGGCAGTGAGGAGTTTGTCAATAAAGGCAATTTGGTCCACTGGCAAATCTTTTAATTCATCAGCAGAGATGTCCAAATACAATGAGAGGATTTCTGATTGGTCTTCATACTTCTTTGGATTCTTGGAAATAACTTGGTATTTTTCTACCGTAAGTTGTGGTTCAATTTTGTGTTCTACACCATCAATTTTAATTTTAATCATACTACTACAAATCTTGTTGTTTTTTTATTTAGTTTCATCTGAAGAACATACCTCACCGCATCGATTCCGTGATTGAAATTATCGATGGGCTCATCAAGGTTTTTAAGGTTCTTATCTTGCTTCCAAACATATTGTTGAAATTCCTCCAATGTGTTTGTGCTGTTTGCTGTGATGAAAAGATTGTTTCTTTTCATTAGGTCAATTCCGTGTAAAATTGTGGATTTCAAAACAGGTTTGCAATTTATCCCGTTTCTGCGCATTTCTTCTATCGCCTGAGGGTTTGCACTATCTGCAATGAAATCATCTCGCAAATTCAATCCTAAGTCCTTTATTCGGTAAATGAAGTCAGGGATTGTAATGTGCCTTGCATAAATCATTTCATCTACAAAGATGCTGTCTTGCATTTGGTACACCCCCACCAACACAGAAGGGTCTTGCCACCCAAAGTCAATTCCGTAACCAAGCAATTTACATTCATCAGGGATTGAGTGAATGGTTTGCTGGTGATTAAAGACAACTCTTGTTGGGACACCTTTTTGCCCAAGGCCGAACACACGCCACAAATTCCCGTCTTTGAATTGTAGGTTTTCGATTTCTTTAATCTGTGCAGCACCTAAGAAGGGATTCTGTTTGTAGGTTACGATGGTGTAAAAAACATCCTCCCTACCTTCTAAATCATAAATCCATGACTGCCATAAAGAGGGGTTTAAATCAATGACAATTCTATCTGCAGTTCTTAACGCAAGTTGAATGTATTCTTCCTCAGAAAGTTCTGTTCCCTCATTGATGAAAAGGTAATCTCTTTTTCTGCCGCGTAGTTTGGTTTCATCATCTACAGAGAACCACTCAATGATGTTTGACCCTAACTTGTAGTAGCCATCAACTGCATGCCAATCTATGGGATTGTATAGTTCAAGTTTTATCAGGATTTCTTGAAGGTCTCTTAACACTGAGCCCTTGAGAGCTGGCAGTGTTTTTCTGACTATGGAGAATACTTTGTTGTCCTCTTGCAAAAGTTTGAGCACCCAATAGATTAAAATGTTGTA